ACATTTATTGCGGACTAAGAAACAAGCGTGAATATTTTGCAATGCGTAATACCAATGTTTTTGATTATGCTATTTGGGTTGACCGTAGTGACTATTTGCCTAAGGAGTCTACGGACAGTATGACACTAGAACCTTATATGGCTGACTTTTACATTGATAACAATGGTACACTCAACGACTTGGAGTTTTGGGTTGACGAACTATATAAAGGGCAGTTAACTACGTAGTTAACCCTTAAAACCGCTATTTTACCCTAGATCTGCTAAATAATACTACAATAACATTGTTTAGGAGAAACAAAAAATGGCATTAGTATCACCAGGTGTAGATGTCCAGGTAATTGACGAGAGTTTTTACACTCCGGCTGAACCGGGTACAGTACCTATTATATTTGTCGCCACAGGCGAGAATAAATTAAATGGTGCAGGAACAGGAATTGCTCCAGGTACCACAAAAGCAAATGCTGGAAAACCATACCTACTTACTTCACAGCGTGAACTGGTAGATACATTTGGAGATCCAACATTCTATGTAGATAACAATAACAATCCAATCCATGGCGGAGAGCAAAACGAATATGGATTGCAGGCTGCATACTCATATTTGGGTGTGAGCAACAGAGCATATGTTGTCCGTGCAGATATTGATTTGGGTGCATTGAATGCAAGTTCAACAGCAACAACCGCAAATCCAGCAGGCGGAACATATTGGTTTGATACTGCAAACAGTAGATATGGTATTTTTGAATGGGACGGTAGTGCAGTTGATATTACTAATACAACAGGACAATCTTTCACAGCAAAAACACCTATTGTAGTAACTGACACAACAAAAGTAGTTGATTATGCAGGAGCAGATTATACACCAAAAGGATCAGTAGGCGCAGTAGGCGATTATGCACTAGTTGCTGTAACAACAGTACCAACACTATATTATAAAAACACAGCAGGCACTTGGGTAGTAGTAGGAAGTGCAGACTGGAAAGCAAGTTGGCCGTCAGTAACAAGTACAAAGTCTTATGCAGCAACACCAACTCCATTTGTTCCAGGTGATACCTTCACTGTAAATGAAACAGACGGAGCAACACAAATCTTTACATTTGCATTAACCGGAAATACTCCGGCGCAGTTTGTAATTGACTTCAATGCAGCAGCAACTGGTTCTGGCATTAGTGCAGCAGTTGTAAACAACAGATTAGAGTTTTACAACAACGGTTCGGCACATGACGGTTTTGAATTTGCTGCAACAGGTACAATTTTAAATGATGCAGGTTTAACAGGTGCAGTAGATTACAATGCTCCTAAATTACAAGCAAGTGCGCATACAAGTGTGCCACTATACAAATCAGGTGACACAAATCCAAGACCAACAGGCAGTGTTTGGGTTAAAACAACAACACCAAATGCAGGTGCAAACTGGAGTGTCAAAGTTTGGAACGAAGACACAGAACTTTGGGACACATCACTAGCACCAATTTATGCAACTAACCACGCAGCACTAGTTGGACTAGATTTATCAGGTGGCGGAACAAACCTAACAACTGCAAACCTTTATGTTCAAACAAACGTAACTGAAGATGCAACAAATTTAGCTGACTTTACAATTTACAAAAGAGCAGCAGCAGGCGCAACTACAATTACAAGTAAAGCAATTGGAACAGGAACAATCACTGTAGGTACAGGCGACTTTACAATCAGTGAAAGTGTGAAAGGCAGTGCAACAATGAGCACACCAGTTACAGTAGCATTTACAGCAGCAGGTACAGCAGATGACGCTGACACACTTGCTGAAGCAATTAATTCAGCAGGTTTAACAAATGTCAGTGCAAGTGTTGCTACAGGTAACAAAGTAGTTGTAACACATGCTCTAGGCGGCGAAGTAAGAATTGTAGATACAAACAGTAAGTTTGTCATGGCGTTCCCAGCTTGGGACTATACAGATTCTACAGGCACAGCAAACTTGTATGATTTACCAACAGCAGGCGAATATGTTGCAAGTCTTTGGAAAGAACTAACATATACAGCAGGCAATGAAGCACCAACTGCACTAGCAGAAGACGGTGCACTATGGTACAGTAGTGTTGTCGATGAAATCGACATCATGGTACACGACGGCGCAGACTGGAAAGGGTATGCAAATGAATATGCAGATGCAGATCCAGAAGGCCCAATTGTAAGTGCAAGTGAGCCAGAAGCACAATCGGATGGCACAGATCTTGTAACTGGCGATTTATGGGTAAGCACCGCAGATTTGGAAAACTTCCCAAGAGTATATCGTTACAATGCTACACTTAGTTCATGGATAGAGTTAGACACAACTGACCAAACAACAGAAAATGGTATTATCTTTGCTGATGCACGTTATAACACAGCAGGCGCAAACAGCGGAACAGCAGGTGACATTGCAGATCTACTATCAAGTGATTATTTAGACCCAGATGCTCCAGATCCAGCACTATATCCAAAAGGTATGTTGTTATGGAACCTACGTAGAAGTGGATTTAACGTAAAACGTTTTGAGCGTAATTATATTGATATTACAGAAACTAATACAAGAGGTAGTGATGCTGACCAACCAATGGCAGCATACTATCCACATCGTTGGGTAACAGAGTCAGCTAATGAAGCAGATGGTTCAGGTAGCTTTGGACGTAAAGCACAGCGTAAAGTTGTAGTTCAAGCGTTACAAGCAATGCTAAATGAAAATCAAGATATCCGCGATGACGAATCTCGTATCTTTAACTTGATTGCAACACCGGGTTATCCAGAACTAATTGGCGAAATGATCACACTAAACTATGACAGAGGCTTAACAGCATTTGTTATTGGTGACTCTCCAATGCGTTTGACATCAGATGCAACTTCACTAAACGAATGGGCAACTAACGTTAACACAGTTGTAGAAGATAACGATAACGGTCTTGTAAGTAGAGATGAATACTTAGGCGTTTACTATCCAAGTGGATTTACAAGTGACAACGCAGGCAACAACATTGTTGTTCCAGCATCGCACATGGTACTACGCACATTTGCATTAAATGACCAAGTTGCATATCCATGGTTTGCACCAGCAGGTACAAGACGTGGCGGCGTAACAAACGCAACATCAACAGGTTATATTAACGGCGAAGGTGAGTTTGTTGCAACAGCACTTAACGAAGGTGTAAGAGATACACTGTACTCAAACAACGTTAACCCAATCACATTCCTAACAGGAGCAGGGCTTGTTGTATTTGGACAGAAAACTCGTGCAAGAAATGCAAGTGCATTGGATAGAATCAACGTTGCAAGACTGGTTGTATATTTACGTAGCCAACTTAACACACTAGCAAAACCATATCTATTTGAACCAAATGATAAAATCACACGTGATGAAATCAAACAACAAGTAGAAAGTTTGTTAGTTGAATTAGTTGGACTAAGAGCACTATTTGACTTCTTGGTTGTATGTGATGAAACAAACAACACACCAGCAAGAATCGATAGAAACGAACTGTACGTAGATATTGCTATTGAACCAGTTAAAGCAGTAGAATTTATCTATATTCCACTACGTATCAAAAACACAGGCGAGATCGCAGGTCTTTAATATCATAAAGTAGGGGGTGAAACAAAAACCCCCTACAAATGATAAATACTTGTGTATTAAGGAGAAACAATAGATGGCAATCTCAACTCTATTAAATTTAACAGTACCATTAGCAAACGATACTACTAGTAGTAGTCAAGGTTTGTTAATGCCAAAACTTCAGTATCGCTTTAGAGTGACACTGGAAAATTTTGGTATTACTGGAAACACAACAGAACTAACAAAACAAGTAATTGATGCAACAAGACCAAACATTTCGTTTGATCCAATTCAATTAGATGTTTATAACAGTAAAATTATGATGGCAGGCAAGCACACATGGCAGCCTGTAACAATTAATTTACGTGACGATATTAACGGCAATGTTCAAAAACTAGTTGGCGAACAGTTACAGAAGCAGTTCGACTTCTTTGAACAAGCAAGTGCTGCAACAGGTCAAGATTACAAGTTTACACAACGTATTGAAATCTTAGATGGTGGAAACGGCGCAAATACTCCACAAGTACTAGAAACCTGGGAATTATATGGTTGTTATCTAAACCAAGTTGATTACGGTTCAATGTCATATGCTACTAACGATGCAATGACAGTAAATCTAAATATTACTTATGATAACGCTGTCCAACTAAATGTTGGCGTAGGTACACCAAACAATTTCCAAGATAGAAATAGCGAAACAGGCACAGGTGCTACAGGCGGCGCAGCTCTTTAATACTTAAATGAGATTGCTACAAAAAGGGAGTCTTTTAAGGCTCCTTTTTTAATGAGATAAATACAGTATGGCGTTGAATAGTTTTTATGATAATTTTAGCAGTTTAGATGCAAACAAAGGTATAGTCGGTGACTTCGCTCATGCGGCAGCATTGTATAGACGTAACAATTTTAGACTTGCTCCAAAAAACAGTTTTTTATATCATATTGTTATTGATGTGAATACAACTGCACTGAGTACACTGGGCAGCAGTGTATACAATCTTTTGAACAAACGTGAATTTAATTTATTAGCAAGTAGTGCAGATTTACCTTCTTATAGCATTGCTACTGAAACACTAAATCAGTACAATAGGAAAAAAGTTATACAAACTATGATCAACTACAACGAAGTTGGTATAGAATTTCATGACGACAATGCAGGACTAACCACATTACTTTGGGAAGCATATTATAGATATCACTATCAAGACGGAAACTATACTGATCAAAGTAGTCGTCCACGTTCTTATGCAACAAAGTTATATGATACAGATATTGCTAATACATACAGGCATGGCTTTAATCGTAGACGCACTACAGATATACCTTTCTTTAATAGTATTACAATTCATCAATTACATCCACAAAATAAAGAAAGCACATTTACAAGTTTCACACTAGTAAATCCTTTAATTACAGAATGGAGTCACGACAGAGTTGATCAAAGTAACGGTTCAGGAGTGATGAAGAATAACATGCGTGTTGCCTACGAAACTGTGCTTTATGATAGAGAAATTACGTCAAGTGAAAATATTCAGAGTTTTGGAGATATACAACATTACGACACAGTACCTAGTCCGTACAATAGTGTTAGTACAAGTAGTATTGCAAAAAATTCAGATGACAATACATTCTGGGAAGCAATATTTGGAGATTTGCTTTCTAATATTGTTGACCTTACTGGATTTAACAGTCAGCAACGTCAAAATCAATTACCTATAAATACTACTCCTATACAACAGATTGTACAGTCTCCTGCTAATTCGACAAATTATTTTCCTACAAGTCAAAACACCAATAACAACACAGTTGCTCAACAGGTAAACACAAAAATAGAAAATTTAAGTTTGAGTGATCAAGAATTTAAAAGACAATTACAAAACAATCCTCAAAAACTTGCAGATTATGCAAGCAATAGATCACAAATTTTAATTTCTGTTTATTCTGGTCTGAACTTAGATGAGTCAAAAAGTTTTTATAATAATCTATCTCCAAATATTAAATCTCAAATAGAACAAAGTGCATTAAATAATTTTGCAGAATTAAATCAAGGATCTGGACAATTAGCTGGTACTAGTTTTGAACAAGATTTAAAAGAAATTGGAGTTATTGGATGAGCAGTTACGCAGCAGAAGAACAAAAAAATGCACAAGACAGTGGCAAAGAAGTACGCCAATTATTTGATAGGTATTATA